AAATTCGGTTTATTTAAAGGTGTTAAATTATTTTAATGCGACGCTAGTGATGAATTATATACATTCAAATATTTTGTTGAATCATCGTATTTTGTTTTTTTCGAAAAAAACATATATTCAATGCCTTTTGTTTTATTCTGTGCACTATAAGTTAAATAGTATTCAAGGTAATTTAAGTCTGCATATAATTTTTTTATTTCATTATTATGATCGTAAGTAACAATCCAATTTCTATTTTTTAGGTCAGTCTGAATCTTCTTAGCCAATTCAGTATGATCGTTTTTAGTATAAAAGTTTGTATATAACGATGGACCTTTTTCATAATAAGGAGGGTCAAAAAATGTAAAAGAATTCCTTGTTTTTTTTATTACTTTATCTATAAATTCAATAGCATCCATGTTATATACTTTAATGTATTTTTTTTTGCTTGATATTAATCTGATTTTGCGGATAATATCGTCTTTATTAAATCGACAATCTAATTTGTAAATTCCTTTTTGTTCTTTGCCGCCAATAACGCCGCCTTTGATAATTCCTGATCGATTTGTTCGATTCAAGAATAAAGTGGAGAAGCCGAGAGTCAAAGCATCAGCATTATTTTTGGCTTCTTGAATCTCTTTTTGTTTATACCACTCTTCAATCGTTATGTTGCAATTTTGGATTTTGTCAATCAATTCTTCAGGTTGGTATATTACTGAATACCAAAATGAATAAATTGATTTATCATAATCGTTAATAATTATTTTTTTTACATCATTGTTAAGTAATAAGGCAAGTGCTACGCCTGCACCACCTGCAAATGGCTCAATATAGGTAGTACTACCATTCATCTCAATTAAATGCCTTATAAATTTGTAAACTTTTGCTTTTCCTCCAGGATATCTTAGAGGAGAATAGGTTCCCATTTTATATCACTCCTGGCCTAATTATAAATCAACAAATTACTTTTGGCCAGCGTTTTTTGCTAACAATTCATCTAGTGTCTCGATAACAGTTGAGATTTTACTCCATGCTTCTAATAGTTCACTCTGATCAGGATAATGAGTACCAGAATGGATGTAATAATTGATAATTTGCATTGCTGAAGCTTTATTGTTATCTGTAAAAGTAACATAAATTAATTCGTAAGTATTAGCATAATCTTGTATTACATTTTTTAGGTGGTTGTATATATCATCAAATATTAATTCCCTCAAACTTTTTTTTCTTTTTTCTCGCTGAGGAGGAATATTTTTCATTTTATATTGATGATGCCGATCTAGTGAAGCGAAGTAATCTATATATTCGTGTACATATGTTTCAAGTATACTTCTAATTAAATACATCGCAGAAACAGGGTTTTCCTTATAATTTATTTGGGAAATTTCTTTTAAAATCTGATTAATTCTTGAATTCTTACGATATTGGTTTTTAAAAGGTATTGCCTTAGTTAAAATATCAAAATCCCTAATGTCTTTAGGAGGTCGTCCTGAAGTTTTTCTGCCATTATCTTTATTGATCTTATCGTTATTGCTTTCCGATGCTTGGTTGAAATTTCCTGTGAGAGACTCATCTCTATTGGAATTGTTCTTATCAGAACTATCTTGGTCTCGATTATCTTGATTTGAATTTACTTTATCCCAATCATTTTGATTAAAGAGATCTTTCTGAGAACTACTCTCCTTATAATTATTCTGATTTAAGTTATTCTGAGCAGGAACTATTTTCTCGTTATTTTTAGTAGTTTGATTATCTTTATTCGTGATTGTTTCAATATATAATTCTTTCCAAGGTTGATGTTCATTGTTTAATAAATATTCTTGAGCAAATTTTTGTCTGTCTTTTTTATGGCGAAAGGTATTCACATTAAATTTTTTGGTTAAAAGTCCATCCAATATAAAGTACAGTTTTTGTTTCGAGTTATCGTTAATTAATGTGATTTTTTGATTTTTTCTGTCCATGGTTAAACCAATTGCATCTCTCATATCTGGGTCAGATATAATTCTTTCTATAGTTGTTAAACCGAAGTTATCTCTGATTTCAGGATGAATACCTTTTAGAAATTCGAGTAAATACTTCCTAAAGGCGTCTGTTGATTGAAATCTTACTTTACTTTCTGTATCCCAGTTAAGCCTTCCTGCACCTTTGTTTTCGCCAGTATGCTTTAATTCAATGAAATGGTGTTTAATACCTTCGTCATCAATAATAACGCAATTAATCTCTTTTATATTACTATAAGAAAATTTTTCTTTTATTTTTTTCACTTGTCTTATGAATTTATCACGATTTCTAGTAAAGTGAGGGGTTATATCTGGATCGTTTAAAATTTTAACTGCTGTTACTCGTCTATTGCCTTCATCGGCTACATATACTCCTAATTTTTCGTCATAAGAAACGATTAAATTTTCACTTGGATCTAATCCGTACTGAGCGATATCTTTAATTAATTCTAATATTTTACCTTGACTTACTATTAAATCCATTTCTTTTAGTTCATCTTCTTGGGGTTCATATCTCGGATTTAATATATTAACATGTATTTTATCAATGTTAATAGTTTTGAACTTATAAGCCATAATGACACCTCTTTGGGAATCGATTGTCATATTAGGTATAGATTTACTTTAATAATATCTAGTTTTGTTAACTAAAAATAAAAATACAAAATAATACATAAATTGACATTACATAAACAAAAATATACACGCTTTTGACAGCGTGTTATTCCTTTTCTTTATTTTTCTCCTTCGCCTTATGAACAACCCACTCAAAGTGCTTAATGATTTCCTCGATTTCTTCTTCCGATAAATGTTTCCACTTCTCAATATCAAAAAAGCCCATTTGCTCGATGCCATATTCTTTAATGAGCTGGTTAATCCTCGCCAGCGTGCCTAATTCCTCATTGTCGCTGTCGCTCTCTGGCGGATTCGGATCATCCGTGCGACCGAGTAGGTAGTCGGTGGTGACGTTGAAAAAGTCGGCGAGTTGTTTAACAAATTCAAACGATGGTTCGCGTTCATCTCTTTCGTACATGCCTATTGTACTTTCACCAACATTAAAACGATCGGCTAATTCCTTTTGTGTTAAATTCCTATTCTTTCTCAGAATGCGTAATCTTTTCCCAAAGGTCATATGTATTCACCTACTATTGAATTCTAACACATAGTGTGTCAATTAATATAAAATTTTTGATAAACAACACAAAAAGTGTTGACAACACACTTTGTGTTGTTTATTATATAAACAAACAACACGAATTGTGCGGTTAGGTGGTGATAAGAAATTGAATAAAGAGAAAATCGCTCAAACTTTAATCAATCTTCGCGGAGACCGCTCGCGTGAGGAAGTCGCGAAGTCTATCGGAATAAGTGTAAGTGCGCTGCAAATGTATGAGAATGGACAAAGAATTCCGAAAGATGAAATCAAGCTAAAAATCGCTCAATACTACGGTGTTTCTGTTGAAACAATTTTTTTTAGTTAAAATCGCACGTTTTGTGTTTTTAAACTCCTTAACACCCCAATCCATTGTAAGGAGGTGAAACCGAATGACAATTGAGCAACAAACGAATAAAGAGATTGTTCAAGCCATTGAACAATATGTCGAACAAGAGTCTGAAGAGTGGGTGCAACATGTTCTCAGCAATGCAAAAACGGTAGGCGATTTAATGACGGCTCTCTGGGAGCATGGCAAAGTAAAAAAAGACGGAACCGAAGTTGAACGTATGTTACATCGCTTAATTTATGAGCGCGGCGCATCCACAATAAAAGCTTTGATTAGGGAAATGGAGTGCCTTGTGTCCGAAAAAGCACTGTCTCACTTTGGAGACAGCGCAATACGCTAATTTAGTTGCTGAATTTGATCTTTTAGCATACGTTCAACAATCTCATGTTGTCTTTTGTAGTTTTCAAATTCTGAATATAACCAAGATGTATTTCGATCCCGTTGCTCAATCACTTCCTTTAATTCAAAGTAAACATCATTCCAGAAGTTGAACAGTGAAGTGATTTCATAATGAGCAAGCTCTTCGTTCATTGCTAAAAATAATTTAGCTTTTTCACTAAGTGTATAAATCTCTGATAAGTAAACGCTGACGATTGGCGACGGATTTTTAGGATCGTTTACCGTTTTTTGATACAAAGAATTTGTTTTATGAAAGAGCTCAGTGCAATTGTTCAGAAACTCAATCAAGCGATATTTATCCATTTGTTTTTCACCTCCTTCCTGCCGTATTCATTCGCCAAGAAGGAGGAAATTCCTACAAAAAACGACCTGACTGAAACAAGGTTTATGAACAACCATAGTAACGGAAATGAGCGATGTTTTAATGCAAAGGAGGTAGGTTTAATTGGATAAAATCTGGTGGTCCATGCAAGACCTCAAAGAACGAACGGGCTATAGCGAGGATTGGCTCAAAGAGAACATCCTCTTGCATCCTCGCTATCGGCAAATGCTTGATTTAGAAAATGGTGGGTTTGTGTATTACCCAGAGAAAAAAGGAGAGCGTTGGTGCTTTATCGCATCGCGTATGGAGGAGTTTTTAGCCAAGTATTTCCGTGACATATTCACGACAAAGACCAACACAAAATCACGGATCGCTCAATGAACTTCCACTGTTGACGCTGGTTGTTCTAATGATACTGTAACATGCCATTCTCAATGGTGATGGTAGAAGGGGGAGAACAGGAAATGAAACGTGGTAGAGCGGCCGATGCGGTGAAGTCGGCGCGGCAGGCGACAGGGATGACACAACAACAACTTTCGTTTGAAATCTATGAATCTCGCGAAGCAGTTTCACAGCAAGAAAACGGACGGTATCGAGTGCAGCCGAATATATCGAAATATTTTGCAGAGAAGCACAACAATCCGTGGGTGGCACTGGAAGCGGCAGCGGAATATACAGGATGGGGACCTGTGAAGCTGGACGGTGAGGTGGTCGATCTTCATCGTGCGAGTGTCGCAATGAAAACAAAAGAGGAACTAACCGAAGCGCTACAGGCAATAGAAAATGTATGTGTAGCAAACCATCCACGCGCGATCAGGGAATACGACAAACAGCATCTTGAAGAAGCAATTTTGCAAGCGATCGATGCAATTGTTGCGCTCACGCAATACGTCGCAGTTATATGTATGGATTACGGTTTTTCCTGGTTTAAAATGTGGCAACGGCATCGTATAAAATTGCAGACGAAAGGATTTATTAAGAGATAGGGGAGGAACAAAAATGGATCATGCGATTGAAAGGTTGAAAACATTCTTGGAAGCCGAGTTGGACTTTTTGCGTGAAGAATGGAAGGACGGAAAAGGAAGCTACAAAAAGCTTTCCGATTGCCCAAGCTACAAAGCATGCAAAGCGTATGTTGATGCGATCAATGTTCTAGTGAAAGCTTATTATCATCCAGAGTATGTGGAGCAATATAAATGTCCATCTGTAAAAGAATTAATTTGAGGAGGAGAGAACAATGAGTTTTTGTTTAACAGCAAGCCGTTTAATGAAAGCAAGCGAAGTAAAAAAGGAATGGTACAAAAGAAAAATGGCCAGTGCGCCAACACTAGCCATCGCTCAATAAATAATCAACCTTTGATCTAATCATATTCTAGCATAAACGATTCGCGAAAGGAAGGGCAAGCGCATGCTTGCCGATTGGAGTACAAGCAAAAGATATCTCCCATCTTGAAAGTGGGTGTGTCCCCCAGCCCACGAGCTTGTACTTCAATCGGTGCGTATGCACACTAGACCGAGCGAGAGCGGGCGACGATCCAAAAGGGGAGCCGCGCCAGAATACATGCATATGGTCATTGCGAAGACGTCTAGTCATTCATTCAGAAGGAGGAAGAGGTTATGCAAGATATGCTCTTTTTGCAAGAAGAGGATTTGTTACAAAAGGCATCTCGGTGCGTCGAGTACATACAAGAATCGCTTCAAAACCGCGACTATGAAACGGCGAAAATTGAAATGTCGGAGCTACGCTTTTTATTAGACGAACTGCAAGCAATTGAACAAAAGAAATTACGTCGCGCACAGCTTTTTGAAGTTGTCGCTGACATGAAAAACCGCGGCATCCAAATCGACTTTGTGTCAAGATTGCTGGGGTGATGGTGTGACAAGGGAAGAGAAAAAGCAAATTCGGCTACAAATTTTGAAATTGCTAGATACACAGTGTGCAGGATGTAAAGAACGGCATAGTAGTACACAAAGCACATGTGTAATCAGTTGCCCGATCGGCAAGCAAATGCAACAACTGTCGATGTTGTTAGCTAAAGAAATCCCTCGTGTAAAAAGAGGTAAATGGACCGAAGAGGAAGAGTTTTACCTATGGCAACATAAAGATATTTTCGATGTTCCAGAGCTTGCTGCACGCTTGGAACGAAGTGAATTATCTGTGTATTCAAAATTGCGACAGCTAGAGAAAAAGAATGTTTTACCTTGTTAGAAAGGGGGTCATGAAGCATCACTACATTGTATGCTTCATGCGTGTAAATATGCTATTTGAAGTAGAGTTCGCAGCAAAGAAGAACGGCTATTTCAAAACGATCCATACGGCACTCATTCACGCGCTCACTGTGTCCGAGTGCCGCCAAATCGCGTTAGAAATAGCCGATCAGCTAGGAAAAGGTGATATACAGGTTTTTATTTCAGACTTCTAGGTTTTATCATGCCACAACATACACTATTTTGCAAGGTTTTGCAAGGGAGGAAGGGGATATACATGGCGACAAGACTTTTAATGGATGAAGAGCCGTTAGTGATTTTACCGTCACTAGCGGCTACGATCGGCTTAAATGAAAGCATCGTGTTACAACAGTTGCACTACTGGCTTGAGCGCAGTAATCACATTCACGAAGGGCATAAGTGGGTATATAACACGTACGAGGAATGGCAAGAACAATTCCCATTCTGGTCGGAAAGCACGATTCGTCGCATTATCACAAAACTTGAAAAGCAAGGGCTCATTATTGCAGGCAATTTTAATCGCTCCAAGATCGACAAAACGAAGTGGTATCGGATCAATTATGACAAATTGGCTGAACTTGAAAACCCGGTTTATGAAGTAAGTGCGACTGTTCAAAATGACACCTCGACTGCTCAAAATGAACAGACGACTGACGAAATCGACAGTCCATCTGGTCAAAATGAACAGTCCATCTGTTCAAATTGGACAGACGAAGCGCTCAATTTGAACAGACCAATACCAGAGAATACTACAGAGATTACTACAGAGAAAAAAGAAGAAGTAGAAGAAGACGAGCGCGTGCGCGAAGAGAATCCGTTCACTTTTTTCGAACAAAACGGCTTTGGTGCAATCGGAAGCTACATAAGCGAAAAAATTTCAACATGGATCGACGACACATCTGAAGCGCTAGTTTTAGAAGCGATGAAAATTGCAGTAGAAAATGGCGTCAAGACATGGAAGTACGTTGAAACCATTTTGCGCGACTGGGCAGACAAGGGCTATCAAACCGTCGAACAAGTGCATGCAGCGCAAAAAGCATTTAAAGAGCAGCAAGCAAAGAAACGAAATGGTGCTGGCACGAATGGAAAAAAAGCCGTTCGAACGGAGATCGTTCCAGACTGGCTCAACACCGACTATTCGCAATATGAACAAAAAGCTGAAACAGATCAAGAAGCACTCGAACGCAAACGGCGTGAGCTAGAAGAACGACTGAAAAAATATCGCAATGATGATTAGGTGAGCGCTATGCCGTACCCAATCTGGATTCGGTTGGAGTATCGAAACGACGTTGGGCGAATCGTTGGTTTCACGGGCAGCATTCAATCCGAAAGGGCGTTACGCGACGTACTTGAGAGATACGAGATTACTAGAGAGAACCTTGTGTTGGTTGAAATCAACGGCAAATCATATTCACCAGAAAAGCTTGATCGCTTTTTTCGGAGGTGAAGCAGTTGCTTTTACTCAAACATGTATTGATTCAGCGTCTACGACGAAAGGGCGTTTTCGTTGCAACAGACGGGCGAGCGATATCAAAACTGACGATCGAAGAAATTCAACGGGAATACGAGCGAGCGGAGGGAGAACGTAATGAACTGGTCAAAAGCAACGCTTAGACAGCTATACGTTATCGTGCGATATGAACATTGCCCGATTCGATATAAACAAATGGCGCTAAAAGAGATACAAAAACGATTGGAGGATTTGCGATGAGTCGTAAGTCGCTACATGGCCCAGTTGTCGTCAGTTACCTAACACCAGAAGAGCTTGAAGCGTATCGGAGCCGACCGCGCAAGAAATATTATGACGAAGACAATCGTCGGCTAATCGACTGGCGATGGCCGCAAAACAGAAAGAAAAGGGGAGCGAAATAATGGATTTATCCAAACTTTTTGAGATGCAGCGGGAACTGGATGAGCGGATTGTTCGAGAAAAAGGATTAGATGGTCAGAATCTTTTGCCGAATAAAGTATTAGCCTTACAGGTGGAGCTGGCAGAACTCGCAAACGAGTGGCAAGGGTTTAAGCATTGGAAAACGAATCGGCAACCGAAAGAGGGGATGTTGGAAGAATATGTGGACTGTTTACATTTCATTTTGAGCATTGGATTGAGCGGAAATATCGGGACGATAGAATGGGAACAGATTGAACCGTATAAAGCAAAATCCACTATTCAACAGTTTATAGGCTTGTTTGAATATACATCACGTTTACTTGAAGATATCACGGTATATGTCGACATTTGGAGTTCTTTCATCGGACTTGGAGAAATGCTCGAATTTACTTGGGATGAAATTGAGGCAGCGTATATGCGTAAAAACGCAGTCAACCATCACCGCCAAGAAAGTGGGTATTGAGATGGATGCAAAGCATTGGATGGAAGAATTAAACAAGAATCAAATACTTCGCAACGTGCAAAAATTGCTCGAAATACAAACCGAAAAGGGGATTGAAAAATACGGAACAACCGTCAATCCAAGTGACTACACATTGGTCGGCTGGCTGGAACACTTGCAGCAGGAAATGATCGATGCAATCGTATATTGCGAGGTGCTGAAATTTAAATTTGCGCACTTAATTGCGCTTGAGAAGCTAAATTCGGACGTGAATGACGAATGAAGCGTCGTAAGCGAAAAGCCAGATGGTATCTTTTATATCGCAAGGAACATCGTGATGCTGTTTATGTTTATGAACCATTGCGTAAGTATGAGTTGCAAAGTAGGATTCGACGTGGATGGAAAGTGATTGGATAAAACAAAAAAAGCCGGGATTCCTCCCGACAACCCGATTTCATTATACCACAACGGAGGGATTCCGGTGAGTAAAAGAGCGCAAGAATTGCAGATTGATATAGATAATATGACTGTTTCGCATCCCGTTGTGCCAGGGAAGGTGCTTGTGATTGTCATTGACGGTGTGCAAGGGAAAGCAAAAGTAGCGGAAGCGGTTGAACATGGATATACGATTATTGAAACAGCGAAGGGAAAAACGGCACGAATCAAATTCGAGGAAAGCGAGTTGTTTTAAGTGAAAATAGCGGTTCATGTGTATGAATGCAAGAGTTGCGATGTAGTGTTTGCAGTTTCGCAAGACTTTGAAGAACAGCACCTTGTGCAATGTCCGGTTTGTAAGACGGACGAGGCGCTTCGAGAATTACCTTCTGGAGAGTTGCTTATACAAGCAAAAGCACAGCAATTCGTCGTTCCGAAAGGACAAACAGATATTTATGAGTTCTTGGGGTGAGAGGATTGAATATCACTTTGCCAAATCTCTCAGATGATGACGTAATTGAGCTTGATATGTATATCAGTTGTGCCGTTAGTCAGATGGGAGAGCCTGAAAGTGAAAAAATGCGACAGTTCTTTGATTTTATTCGCCAGAAGCGGCGAGAAATTGAGGAAGATCGTTGGCGCAGCAATCCTAAAAATTGGGGAGCATGCAGTAAATGGCCGTATGAGGATGATTTGCCGTTTTAATACACATTCGACACAAACTATGAAATAGGAAAGGAGATAAATCAAATGGAATTTATTAAAAAAGTTAAAGATGTTGCTTTTTATTATGAAAGATGTTCCGATGGTAGTTTTAAAGTTATTGCTGATTCGGAACTACAACAAAAGAGCGCGATACTTGCTTATGAGAATAGTATTGAAGGTGTTTTCAACTGTGTAAATGTATTTTCTCGTGGTTTTAACTTAAATGGTTTTGAATTAAATATTTCGAAGTAAAAAAGAAACGCCAATAGTGGTCTAGTTTATGGGGAGGGAATTTTCGATGAATCAATTACAAAAGGTGTTTACTTACAGCGGAAGTCAAGTAAGAACAATTATAAAAGATGGAGAGGTCTGGTTTGTTGCAAAGGATGTGTGTGAAGTGCTGGGCATTACTAAACATAGGGATGCTATTAGCCGTTTAAGCGATCGACAAAGGGGGTCGGTGAAGGTGGACACCCTTGGAGGTCCTCAGGAAATGGCTGCAATCAATGAAGCAGGTGTTTATAAATTAGTTTTTCGCAGCAATAAACCGGAAGCGGAAAGGTTCAGCGATTGGGTAGCTGAGGAAGTCCTTCCAACCATACGGAAAACCGGCGGCTATGTAGCGAATGACGACTTATTCGTAGAAACGTATCTGAAGCACGCAGATGAGCAAACGAAATTATTATTCCGCGCTACACTAGAAACGGTTAGGAAACAAAACGAACAAATTGCAATCATGCAGCCAAAAGCTGATTATTTTGACGCGCTTGTTGATCGTCGCTTACTGACAAATTTCCGTGATACGGCCAAAGAATTGAAAGTGAAGCCAAAAGCTTTTGTTGATTGGCTTATTGATAAGAAATATATTTATCGCGATCAGAAAGGGAAACTAAAGCCTTATGCTCAATACGTTCCATCTTTATTCGAATTAAAAGAATGGGAGCGAAATGGACGAGCTGATGTGCAAACGCTCGTTACGCCGAAAGGAAGAGAAACATTTAGAATATTACTACAAAAAGCTGTAGTATAAGGTATAATATGGGTAAGTGAATATGTCCAAGACCGAGAGCGTGAGGACACCGATTGTACAGAGTAGCAAGGCTATTTCTGTATGATTGGTGTCCTTTTTGTTTGATTAGAAAAATGAAAGGGAGAGGAACAATGCGAACAATCCAGCAAGAGTTGAAAAAATGGATGAAAGTCAAAAAAGTTCGGCAACATCAAAACAAACGGAAGAAAGCGCGGAAAAAGAAAAGAGATAAGGAGCGGCTGACGGAGCGAGATATTAAGGAATTAATGGGCGTTGGTCGTCCTGTTTATAGACGCGGCAAGGGTGGGGCATTTCGCCAACGATAATCACTATTTCGGAGGTTGAGAAGATGGACTTTATGCTACCTGAAATCGATCGAAAAGCGACGAAAAAAGCGGTGGAAGCGGCGCTCGAAAAATATCGCATTTTCTTGTTGACATTGAAACTAGACCAGCTGCCAAAGGTGACTCAACATTACTCGCTCGTTCCTGCAAAAACAAATCAGTTCCACTCCTCAACCGAAGAAATGGCCATTCGCAATGCAGATTACGAGCGGGAGCGTGCGGAGTACATTCAGCGCATCGTTGAGGCTGTGAACCGTTTAGATTACTGGGAGCGAGCGGTTATTATTCGGCGATATATGAACGAGGAAGAGGTATTTGATTATGCCGTCTACAACGAGTTAGGAATGAGTCATCGAAATTATTATCGTTTGAAGTCTAGAGCATTTTACAAGCTGGCATTTGCCCTCGAAATAGAAGTGTATCGGAAAAGAAGGAGGGACGAGCCATGAACTTTGTTCAACCCATTCGCGATCCTGAAAAGATTGCGGCAATGAAAAAATACTTGCTACAACGAAACAAGCGCAATTATATTTTGTTCATTATCGGAATTAACACAGGTTTGCGTATATCAGATATATTGCAGCTGAAGAAGGAAGATTTGCTCCAAACGCATTTGAAGTTGCGGGAGAAGAAAACACGGAAGGAAAAACGAATTCGCATTCCGCCAGCGATACGAAAAGAGTTGATTGAGTACGCAAAAACGCTCAAAGACGGTGAATATGCTTTTCGAAGCCGGCAAGGTGGCAATCGTCCCATCGATCGTTCAACAGCGTACCGTATTTTGCGCGAAGCTGCTGAATATGTGTCGCTGGATGAAGTGGGTACGCATACGCTTAGAAAAACGTTCGGCTATCACTTTTACCAACAAACCAAAGATGTTGCGATGCTTCAGGAGTTGTTTAACCATTCGAGCCCACATATCACCTTAAAGTATATCGGCGTTAACCAAGATGCGATGGACAAGGCGATGATGAAATACAAGATATGATTTTTCTTTTTTGGCTATCAGCACAACATAAAAAAACATGGTGTGCACTCGTTCTATAAAATGGCTTAAAGCTAGAAATATCAAGGGGTTTATGAATAGGGCGAGTGCATCAGTCTGTAAATTGAAGTGAACTCATTGGAGGGAAAGCGAGTGTTAGTCGAAGAAGCGAAAAAGCGAATCGAATATTTGCAAGAATACATTCAGATGATCGAAAGCTACACACCGACGACCATGGAAGAAGAAGCGGTGTATTTGTATGTGCAGCTGGAGAGTGTTACGAAAGTGGTGCAGGAACTAAACAAAAAAGGCTATCGGATCGGTAACCGGAAGCTAACGACGGTGGACGTATCTAATATCATTCGCGCCAAACCAAAAGATGAGATGCACGAGCTGGCCAAGCGGATGTTTACGAAGAACAGGAAGCGGGGGAGTCGGTATTGGTAAGCGAATGATGGCACAATCATGGCACAATTTTGGCACAAAGATGGCACAATATTTTCATTTAGAGGTGTTATGATGATAGCGTGGTTGAAGCGGGGCGTCACTCCGATCGGGGTGGCGTTTTTATTTTGAGGTGAAAAGCATGTATCATGGTGACGATAAAGACAAGAAACCGAAACGGAAGAAAGAGAAGATGACCTGGCGTGACTGGCTCGACATTATGGGTGTGAAAAGAGACATGTACAAGCGAGTGCGTGGGGCGATTCGAAGAAAGTGAAAGACTGGGCTAAACACTTTTACAAGTCAAAGGCATGGCGGAAATGTCGCGATGCTTATTTTGTTTATCGGCACGGATTGTGTGAACGATGCCAACGTCCAGGGAAAATAGTCCACCATAAAATCTATCTCAATCCAAGCAATATTAATGATCCAGACATCTCGTTAAACTGGCAACATCTCGAATTGTTATGCCAAGACTGTCACAATAAAGAGCACCACGAAAGACGGAGTGTGACGAGATACGACGTGATGTTTGATGAGAATGGCGATTTAGTGATTAGACAATAACCCCCCCTGTTGGAATT